AAAGCCCCTGACGCTGCACGTTGACGATATCATGGGCATCGAGGGCACGAAGATGTCTGTAAGGTCTTGGATCTGGCGAAAGCACACAAGCAAGGCCTCTGGCAAAGAAATGTTCGCAGTTACGTACTATGGGGACTTGAGCGATCCTCCGGTTACCGAGTATCTGACAGTGACGCATGACGGATATGCGGGCCAGAAAGCAGTCAAAACGTTGCTAGACATGGCCAACAAATCAAGAGCCATCATCAACAGTGATGACCTTGAGGAAACTGCCAAGATCATGACCAAAGCTACGCCGCCGAGCGTGGTGGAGTATCGCAAGGAAGGCAAGTACAGCCGAATCATCAACCGGGAATGGAGGATAAATGAGTGAACCTCAAGTAGTTCAGGTGTACCGAGAAAAGATCAAAGAAGCCAAGAAGAACCTATATCCGCCTAGGTGCTGCTACACCTGCGATCACTACGCCGATCACAGCTTCTGCACCATGTTCAATGAAAAGGTGCCTCAAGATTTTGCAGAATCAATTGATCAATGCCCGAGCTGGTTCGAGGAGGTTCCATTTTGACCAAGAACGAACAACTCAAATTTCAAAGGCTTGAGCGATTGCTTGAGGCGGAGAGGCAAAGAGCAGAAAAAGCCTGGGTGGCATACAGAGAAACTCTTTATGAACTGGTGGATATACAAATGCGCCTAGAGGGTGTACAGAAGGCACTTGATGACAAGTTTGAGGACGACAAATGAGAACAGAACACGAAGAACAACGCGAATTTGTGAAGTGGTTCCGCCAGAGCTTCCCGGCAACTCGGATCTTTGCTATCCCGAATGGTGGCGCCAGAACCATCACCACGGCAGCGAAGCTGAAGGCAGAGGGAGTGTGCAGAGGCATTCCCGATCTTTTCATTCCAGCCTGGGGCTTGTGGGTTGAGATGAAAAGAGAGAAAAACGGGGTGTTGAGTGTTGATCAGAAAGACTGGATTGTGTACTTAGAGGATCATCAGTATCACTGTCTTGTGGCCAAGGGTTGTGAGGACGCAAAGCAACAAATACAAGAATTCATCATTGAGCATCTTGACATTTCAGACTCAACCAATTGACAATAGAGGCCGTGTTAACAAACAACCCGAGGGAATCGAAATGTTTTGTTCAGTTGATAAAGACCTGAATGCCTACTACAAGAAGATGGAAGAAGAAGATAAGGCATGGGACGAAGCTCTAGAAGATGCGTATGCGTCTCAAGAATTGGAAGAAGAATTTCATCCTGCAATCTTGGATGCCTGTGACAAAGTTACGTCAGGGAAAATGTCGTATGAGGACCTCGGGTTGCTTGTTATGAGACTGAGAGACAAGGCCGCACACGACATTGCCAACATCATTTTTGAGAACAACAGATAAAGTTTTGGGGGTCGTAGTCAGGTAAGCCCGGGCGAGCCCGGCGCCCCCGCCAATAATCATGAACACAAAAGCCTTGAAACTGGTAAGAAAGCTGTGGAACAGCAGTCAGGTTTCACGGGATGTAAATCGGCACAACCAGCGGGAGTGGGTTCGTGCTGTTCGGCAACTAGGCAAGCGTTGGTTGCTTGCCGAAACTCAAATCAAGGGAAACATATGTCAGACGTGGAAAGAACATTGCAGGAGCGTGGCGAAAGATACGGCGTCTTTGAAAAACAGGCAGAAGTCTCCCAAGATCTCAAATTTACAATCGCCCTTCATTTGAAACAACGAGGCAAGATCTTGCGCGCAGATCAGCAAGAAGCATTAGAACTAATCTGCCACAAGATAGCCAGAATCATCAATGGAGATGAAAACTACGATGACAATTGGGTTGATGTTGCCGGTTACGCGAGTTTGGTTGCTAAACGACTTCAAGGAGAATCGTTATGATCTGCAATGGGAACTGTAAGCAAGGCCGTCAGTGTGATTGCGTGCCTGATCTTGAGTGGCAAGAACCTACAGAAGTTGAAGGCATTGCATCTTTGGCCGCAAGCTTATTGATGATTGTCTTAACAATCGGTTGCATCACCGGAATGGTTTTGCTTTACGTATAAAATCCGTTCAGCTATTCGTCTACGTTGTAACCCGGGCAGTACTTTCCCGCCTGCTCGGACAAACTTCAGAAACTCGTTGGCTGCTCCGGCGTAGTCTTTTCTGAGATGCTTTCTTCTGAGCGTTGACCGCTGAAGGGCACCGAGCCCCAGGTTGAAAGCGAAGCTAACCAAAGCATCAAATTGACATTGCGAGATGTTTGTTCCGCACAGTCTCTCAACACCCCGCTCAAACCGACGAAGATCATTTCTGAGTAGATCATTGACTTCCTCTTGTGTGAATGTCCGATTGTGAGCTGGAGCGAGCTGGAAGTGCATACGCTCCTCGAGCGTTAGGTGATGCTGTCTCGGGTACAAAACGTGCCCAACGCCAACCGTCCAGAGCAAAGCCGGGCACCGATACGGCTTAAGCCTAACGCCCTCAAAGTGCTTGATAAGGCTGATGCCGACTTCTGAAGTCTTCATTTGCCGAAGGCTCTGCCGCCGAAGTGGAACGCTATCACGGAGGCAAATAGCGCCTGGGTGTTCTCGTCCCAGAGCTGCGCAGCCACATCAACAAACGAAGCGCCAGCCGCTACCCCATAGAAGAAAATGCCGATGTCGATCAGCACCAGAAGAATGAAGAACCCATAGGTAACTATGGGCCTCACAGAGGCGCGAAGGTTAATCACCCACTGGCTAGCGCCCTCGCCGATGGCCGCGTCATGGGTGTAGATCGCTTTCATTTCGTCGCTCTGTGCGCCTATTCTGTCCTGGATCTCTCGGCTTGCAATCTCCATCTCCAGCTGAGCGGAGCGGATCTCCTCAAGCTTGGCCTCTGCATCAAATCCAATCTTTCGAAGTTCCAACTCCCTCTGAATCTGCATCCCCAACAGCTCAATCTCTTGTCGCTTGTCGCTGCGATCCTTCATAAACTCCAAGAACCTGGGCAATCCACCAGCCAGAAACGAGACGATTGTGCTGAGTAGGGTGAGCATTATTTTTTATCCTCTTTATTGTCTAATTTGTCACTGATTTTGCCGAGGAGCGATTTCACTTCGTGCATATCTTCTCTATAGTCATCACGTCTGACGTACTTTGCAGGAGAAGATCTAGTCTCCTCCTCTAGTCGCTCAATCGCCTTGTAAATGTTGTTCAGAACCCATCCACCAAGGAACCCCGCAAGGCTTACGGCGGCGTTGAAAATCATCTGATTGTCCAATTGCTTGCTCCGTTTATTGACTCAATGCGTTTCTGTTTTCAGGTGCCAGATTATTAGATTGTGTTGTCACTGGCAAGGATCTCAACCCGCCAGAAGTAGCCAGGATCCTTGAAACATAACTTTTATGTTCTTTTGGAACCTTATCCAAAAGCTCCTTCAAGCTTGCTCCAGAAGCAAAACCTTTTTCCAGCTCATTAAGAACTTTTGTTCCGAGCCTGCTTTGCATTTCTGCTAGAACGGCATTTGCGGCAGTTGACTTTGGAATGAAGGAGGGGATCCTCATCGCCCTTGTGTTTTGCTGGATGATTTCATCAAGGTAAGATTTTCCGGCTTGAGCTTGTTCGGCCATTGAAGCGGATCTCTCAACACCGGCGGCAATCGGGCGAATTGTCTGAATTTTTGATCCCATTTCTCTAACTATGTCATAACTTCCTGGGCCAAAAATTGATTCAACTGCCGCAGGGTCATTGCCTTGCATCAACCTTACGAAGCCCGGCTTATTGGTCTGATAAAGGTCCATCAATTGAGCGGCCATTTTGGTCTGATCAATACCTCTCATCCCCATTTCGTAAGAATGCAAATAATCTCTCCACGCTCTCCCACCTGCTCTCTGGATTGCGTCGTCAATCATCGGCTTGACTTCACTTAAAACACTTGCCGCGCGTGCATTTTTTGCACTCTGAGAGGCATTAGGCATTAGTTGTTCAATGACATCGTTAATTGCGCTTTTGCGAACTGCATATAATGCCTCTGCCGTTATGGTTCCATTTTCATCTGCCCATTCTCTTAATTTTGCAGAGACATTATTCAATGCTTTTGAATTGATGTCTGGAATTCCGACTTCAGGATTGGCCAACCTTCTTTCGATGTTGGAAACCATCCCATTGACGTTTAATGGCTCAAGTCCTGCTGCCCTAATAGAAGCCAAACGATCTTCTGCACTCCGTGCAGTTGCTAAGGCAACTTCTCTTTCTGTTGAGCCGGCTGGATACAAATAAGCATTGCCTCCGCCTGGAGGAACTCCAAATTCTCGCCCACGTCTTGAAATTTCTTCAGCTCTTTGAATGGTTGCCGTGGTTCTGTTTGCCTGCCCTAATGCCTCTTGCCTAATTGGTGCGGTTTGAGCATTCAGAGCGGCTTTCATGCGTTCCGCTTCTTGCATAGCTGCTGTTTGTGTTGGACCACCAGCCATTCTTGCTAACGTGTTTTGATTTACTTCTTCTTGACGAGCAAGCTTATTTCTAATGGTTCTTGTTGAATCTCTTGCTGCCAAAACTTCGCCTAATGCTTGAAGCTGCGGTGCATCGGCTGCTGAAATTGCTTGGGCTGCCGTTTCAGTTTCTGGAGCTGCCCCTGCCATTGTTCTAACAATAGGCAACTGTTCACCTGCCGCCTGTCTAACAATATTTGCGGCTCTTTGTTCTGCGGAAGGGAAAAAGTTTCGATATATGTTTCTTGTCCCTTGTACGGCTAAAGGCCCTAAAGGAAATATGGCTCCCAGTGCTGTACCGGCACCCACATCAACTTCCCCAATCGGAGCGGTGCTAACTGCCCCAGAAACTCCGCCTGCTGCTGAACGAGCAGCAATGTCAGCGAAACGATTTTGAGCCACTCTGCCGCCAAACCCGCCAGATTCAATAGCGGTAGCAGCAGGAGTCAAAAATCTTGAGGCAGACGGAACTATTGTTGCGCCATAGCGCAATCCTTTTGCAACCAAAGAAGGGCCGCCCATAGTTCCAGCAATTTCAGCTCCAACCTTTCCAGACTTGTACCCAAAAGATTCTGGGCTGGCTCCTGTCAACTGTTGCAATGCTTCGTCCATTGCTTGACGACGCTGCACATTTTCTTCCGCCGTCTCAAATGGCCTAAGAATTGTTGCGCCAATAGATCCAGCGCCACGAAC